AGACGTGGTAAGGCTAAGAACGTAAAAACTTAGGAGAATACTATGGAATGTAAGTGTGAAAAATGTGGACATAATTGCCACTGTGATAAAGAATGTACAGAATGTCATAATGACATTTGCACAGGTTGCCAATGCGAACACTGCAAATAACAAATATAGCACTTCGTGAAAAATGGAGTGCAAAATATAAAAAAAGCATCAACTGTTCCAATCCAAAGGGCTTTAGTCAAAAAGCTCATTGTGCTGGAAAGAAAAAGAAGAAATAAAATATACTAAATACCATAGTTAAAGGAAAACTATGGCTTTTTTAGTACACAACGTACCAATTATCCCTGTATATGTAAAGAAGGAATATCTGTATGATCTGGAAAAAGGTCATGGAGAACTAACTCCTGGTTACTGGATTACAGTAAAAAGTGTAATGGGCAAAGCACTTTACTTTGAAACATTACTTACTGACTATGGTGCTCTATTTGATAAACTTCCAATATCTGCATTTGTTTGGAAAGAAGATTACGATAAAGAAGATCAACTTCCATTAGATGTTCTACAGATTTGGGATTGCTTTGATTACGATATCACAGTTACTAAAAAATCAATGCTATCTGATTGTGAGTTTTTTGGAAAGGATAAGAAAATGCACAAAGGAGAGTACATTTTTACTATAGATAATGCTCATAGAGAAAAGGGTGTAATTGATACAAACTTTTCAGAGCATGATCCAGAACACAAATCATTTAACATAATAAAATTAAACAACGGACAATTTGCCGCACAACCTAATAACAGAATAATCTTTACAGATCAAAGCATGGTACATCCTGATAGGAAAATGCCAGACTTTAAAGTTTGCACACAAAATTACACAGTTGAAAATACCCCAAAGTGGTCAGTAGGACATACCGACGAATGGCAGTACAAAACCAAAGACGAGAAGAATTCCATATAGAAGAAAGAGACTTATGGCTCAAACTTCCTCATTTACACAAATGGTGGAATAAACTATACCTTGCGGAAGTAATGGGTTACTCGTGTGGCCCAGGCGGTACAAGTATACCAGAAACCAGGGAATATGTTATACGGCCAACTTACAATCTTGCAGGAATGGGTATATGCACCACAATAAAAACTTTAGAAAAAGGTGACATTACAAGTGTACCTCCTGGATATTTCTGGTGTGAATACTTAGAGGGAAGACATTTTTCTGCATCATACGAAAAAGTAAATGGAGAATGGAAATGTCTACACAATTGGCAAGGCTGGAACGATAAATTTAATGTTGTAAAATTTAGGAAATGGATTAAAAAAGATTTTGTTCCAAAATTACCCAAAGTGATTGCGGATATAGATGTGCCATTTATAAATGTAGAATTTAAAGAAGATAAGCCTATAGAAATACACTTTAGACCAAGTGGAAATCCAGACGGTACTTATGAAGATAAATGGAACGAATATATTCCAGTATGGGAAGATACACCAAAATCTACAAAAAATGAATTATACAATCAAGGATATACTTTTATAAACAATCCATTTGATGATTGGATGGATGATTTGGAACCGTATATGAATGAGATAAGATTGGGCTACTTTGTGAAATAGAGTCCAGAAGTGTATCTACATTTTGGTGCATTAATTAAATATAATAGTTGACAAACAAGGCAAAAACATGTATAATAAGGGAAACTTAGGAGAATATTATGAGTGATCGAGTTTACGGACAAGATGAAAAGGCAAAATTAGAGAGGCTGGTTAACGAAGGCGCACAAGTATTACAAGAAATACAGGATCTACAAGAAGGTTTGAAAGAAACTGTAAAAGCAGTATCAGAAGAACTTAATGTTAAAACTGCATTAATCAATAAAGCTATCAAAGTTGCACACAAAAGCGACTGGCATAAAGTTGCAGACGAGTTTGAAGATCTTGAAACACTTGTTGTTACAGTAGGTAAAGACAAGTAATTGGTTTTTTAATACGCCCTAAGCCGATTGGCGGGCATGTAGTAAGGTTAGGTTGGCCATAAGCAACTTGGAGAAGAAATGAAGTTTAGTTGTAGCACATTCTATATATCGCATCCTGTTCAGATAAAACATGGCCAACTACAAAGAACAAAAGAACAAGACCAATCGGTCATAGATTATTTCACAAAAATAAAAGAAGAACAATCAGATATTGATTCGTCTATTCCTTGGAAAACAAATTGGTGGACACATGTCGATCATCAAGATGTTTTATCTGATTTGTTAGATCAAATTCACCTTTGGTATTGCAAAAATATATGTCAACCAAGAGGACCAAATTTTTTAACCAATCAAGAATATATTGATCCAAAAAATTTACACATAGATGCAAATGTCTGGTTTCAAGAATATCTTCCTGGACAATTTAGTCAACAACATGAACATGGGTTGTTATCAAGATTCAGTTGGGTATATTATTTGGATTGTGGAGAAGAACCTGCACCATTAACATTCGTAAAAAGAATTGAAGATAAACTGGACGTTAATAATGTTGACGAAATGCATTTACCCGTGTATAATAAGATGATAGTGATGTTTCCATCGATGATACATCATAAAGTGTATCCGTCAAACAGCAAAAGATATGTTTTGGCAGGAAACATAAATGACATAGTATATGAGGATAACAAATGAGCTACGTAGACGCATATTTTGATAGAGATGCAGATATAATTAGAGTTGTTGAAAGGAATGACGGCAAAAGGCTTTATACAGAATATCCGGTCAAGTATACTTTTTATTATGATGATCCAAGAGGAAAACATAAAAGCATATATGGCGATCCGATAAGCAGAATTGTAAGCAAAAGCACAAAGGATTTCCGTAAGGAACTTGCTATTAACAACAAACGGAAATTGTTTGAAAGTGATATCAATCCTATATTCCAATGCTTGAGTGAAAACTATTTGAATCAAGATGCTCCTAAACTAAACATTGCATTCTTTGACATTGAAACTGACTTTGATCCAGAAAGAGGCTTTGCTGATCCTAGTGATCCATTCATGCCCATCACTGCAATCACTGTACACTTACAATGGCTTGATGCACTAATCACACTTGCAGTTCCTCCCAAAACACTTACAATGGCAGAAGCTAAAGAACAGTGTAAGGAATGGGGAGATGAATGTGTATTGTTTGAAAAAGAAGCAGACATGCTTCAAGCATTTCTTGATTTAATCCAAGATGCAGACATCATATCAGGTTGGAACAGTGAAGGTTATGATATTCCTTATACGGTAAATAGAGTTAGTAGAGTTCTAAGCAAAGATGACACAAGACGTTTCTGTTTATGGAAACAACTTCCTAAAAAGCGTGAATATGAAAAGTATGGCAAATCAGCTGAGACCTATGACTTTATAGGAAGAGTGCATTTAGATAGTTTAGAATTATATCGTAAATACACATATGAAGAACGACACACTTACAGGCTTGATGCCATTGGTGAACTTGAAGTTGGCGAAAAGAAAACTGTGTATGAAGGTACGCTCGATCAACTTTATAACAATGACTTCCGAACATTCATTGAATACAACCGGCAAGACGTTGCACTACTGGACAAACTGGACAAAAAACTAAGATTCATTGATCTAAGTAACGAACTTGCTCATGCAAACACTGTTTTGCTACAGACCACTATGGGTGCTGTTGCAGTTACAGAACAGGCTATTGTGAATGAAGCACATAGACGTGGCATGAGAGTCCCCAACAGACCAAAGCGTGATGACGAAAGCACTGCGGCGGCAGGTGCTTACGTGGCATTTCCGAAAAAAGGTTTGCACAAATGGATTGGCTCTATGGACTTGAACAGTCTATATCCAAGTGTAATTCGTGCATTGAATATGGACCCAGCAACTATCGTTGGGCAACTACGTCCAGACATATCAGAAGCCCGTGTACACGAAGATATGACGCTTAAAAAGAAGAGTTTTGCAGGCTCTTGGGAAGGACGTTTTGCAACAGAAGAATATGAAGCAGTTATGGAACAGAAAAGAGATGTTGCTATTACTGTTGATTGGGAAAACGGATCTGAAGATGTACTCAGTGGTGCTGAGATATACAAAATAATTTTTGAAAGCAACAAGCCTTGGATGCTTTCTTCCAACGGAACAATCTTTACAACTGAACACGAAGGAGTCATTCCTGGATTACTTAAACGTTGGTATCAAGAAAGAAAAGAACTACAAGCTCAACTTAAGAAAGCCAAAGATGCAAATAACAAAATCGAGATAGAATACTGGGACAAACGTCAGTTGGTCAAAAAGATTAACCTAAATAGTTTGTATGGTGCTATTCTTAATCCAGGTTGTAGATTTTTTGATAAACGTATTGGTCAATCAACCACACTGTCTGGTCGTACTATTGTTAAACACATGAGTGCAGAAGTAAACAAAGTGATAACAGGTACATATGACCATGTAGGTGACGCAGTAATATACGGTGATACTGATTCTGTTTACTTTAGTGCATATCCTATATTGAAACAAGACATTGCTAAAGGTAAAATACCTTGGTCAAAGGAAAATGTTATAACACTCTATGATCAAGTTGCTGAAGCGGCCAATTCAACATTTGAGAAGTTTATGGGAGAAGCTTTTCATTGTCCTAAGAGTAGAGCTGAAGTAATTGCGGCAGGTAGAGAAATTGTAGCAGAGAGTGGTTTGTACATAAC